AACTGGCGATGGCCTTCATTGATATCTTCTAACTCTTTCACTCTTGCTTTTAATGTTTCTATCTGTCTATCCAAATCAAACTCTCCTCTGCTATCTTTCATATATTGACTTTATAACTATGTTACCTTAAATTGTCAACTATGGGTTTACCAAAAAGACTTACAGAGATGCAAATGAGGTTTGCGGAATACTATGTATTCGGCGATGAAAACGGACCAATGACCAAGACAGAAGCTGCTACGAAAGCAGGGTACAGTCCAAAGAGAGCTAGACAGGAAGGATCAGAACTATCAAACCCAAAATTATCTCCACTTGTGGTAAAATACATGGGAGAACTGAGAGAAGAAAGACTTAAAAAACATGAAGTGACTTATGAAGGTCACGTTGCAGAACTTGCGAGACTCAGAGAAGCAGCGTTGAAGAAAGGGTCTTTCTCTTCTGCTGTAAATGCTGAAGCCAATAGAGGCAAGGCAGCAGGATTATACATAGACAGAAAAATAATAAAAACTGGGAAACTAGAAGACATGTCAGAACAAGAACTAGAAGCAAAGATGAAACAAATTTTAGACGACTACGGGTCTCTGATAAATGTAACTCCATCTACAACTTCTGAATCTTCTTTACCCAAGCCCGAGGAATCATCGTCCGATCCCCAAAAGTAATACCATCTTCATCTTTATCGTAAGACGCAAATAATTTTATCGACTTTCTATCTTTAGAATATAACCAACCTTCATTAACAGGCTTTGCTAATTTCATTTTATCAAACTCTTTGTCGGTAGCCCAGCCAGAGTCACTGACACAATCGATCCACTCCACTCTGACTTTCGGATAAGGTATATCCGGAGTTGCTGCTGTGATGATAGCTTTTCTTCTTTTCCTAGGCATACCCTCTTATATCAGTTTTGTATAAGGGATCTAGAAAGTTTTAAGTTAGTGAGACAAAAACAAAACGTTTCGCGGAAGGCCTTTCTACATAGTGACAAAATAATTTGTCTACCTAAACATGATTTGTCACCTAATTTGTCTACCCTAAACTCATATAAATCAACACTTCTAGACCAAAACGACAAAAAGACACTTTTTACTTGCTACTTTTTTTCTAAAAATTTTTTAAACTTTTTAGATCTCTTATAGTAAGTCTTTGGCCTTTTTTTCGCCATAATGTCGCCTTAAAGCTGCCAATCTATCCTCAGCGCTTGAAATTTTTTGTAACATTTTGTCAACTTCACCTATTATATCCGTATGCTCCGGTATAATTAAGTTGTGGTCGTTGATACAATTTATTCTATACAATGCATCTTCTATTTCTGCATCATATCGCTTCATTAAAGCTTTAAACATTTTATCGTTCATATTTTCTCCTTAATAAAAGCTGCATATGCTGCATACGCAGCTTTTTATTTTTTAGTTTAAAGTTACGTTCTCCCCATTGTCTTCGTATCTCTTTTCCCTTACAAATTGAATAAGGTCCATTCTCTTCGATTTGTTGATCAAACCACTGTTATACACATTGTCGAATTGATTAATAAAATCTTGAGCTGAGGTAGCCATAGCAACTTTTCCTGCTTTTGTTCTTAAAGCAGTAACTAACCTTTTAAAGTCATACTTAGGATGTTTGTTCATCATCATGTATGCTCTTATAATTGGTCGTTTTATTCTACCATCTGAATTAATCATATCGTTTATTCTTTTAATCTCTAAAAGAGTTTTATCAAAACTTTTCAAAGATTCGCTTGATATGCTTAAATCACCATTCTTGAAAGAGTCCGTCATTTCTTTCGTAGTGCCGGCTTTTCCAAAGAATAATGCAATAGTTTCTATTACTGGAGTACCATACTGATCCATTTTACTCTTAAATAACTTATAATCAGCTTTGTTTCTTACACAGTGAAAGTTTAGATAATCTTTAAAACCCCAGTTTTTTCTACCAGAATTAATTAAAGCCATATCTAAAGCATCTTTAGACTCTGTGACTATGTAATAAACCTCAAGTCCCAACTCTTTCCTAGCTTCAAAGGTGTGATGGCCTTCTCTTATATCTCCATCTTCTGTTACAAAGATAGGTAGTTTTAAATCTTTAGCAGCTATTGACTTTTTTATTGTCATAACATGCGAAGGATTTATTTTTCTATTACCTTTGGTTTTTTTAAACCAACGATAATTTTTAGTTTGGAATATAACTCCAAACTTTTTTGCTTTTTTATTGTCAGACATTTCTGTCTCCTTTCAATTGCATCGCGCTTTGTACACGTGTCGATGTTTTACGTGATTCATTTTTACTTAACGAATTCTTCTGCAGCCATTTTAACATTTGCTTTCTCCTTTTCATCATGCTGTAATTCATAATACATATCTAATCGTTTTAAAAATTTATGTTTCCATTGTCTTAATTCTGCCCCACTTACTTTAAACTCTTGGTAATATAAATCTGGAGTGCAAATCATTATAACTCCTTGTTTTATAACACTATTATGGACATAGTCATGGGCCATGGCATATGCTGCAATCTGCATAAAGTAGTCTTCTATCCAGTCTTCTCTCTTAGGTCTGTTAGCTTGTTTAAAGTCTACAATAGACTCCATGCCATTGTGCATGCAAACCAGGTCAGTAGACCCAGCGTATAGCCCAGGATAATACAACGTGACTTCCGAGCCATAAATTTCTTCGACCGGTGTAAGACCCACGTCAATAACTTTTTCGGCCATGGCTTTCGCCTTCTGTCCGAGTTCTGTAAGATCATCGTAGCCAGTTCCTTGTACATAGTGCTCGAGGAATTTGTGCATGGAAGTCCCCCGCTTACTAGATAAATTTTTGATTCTGTCTGCTTCTGCTTCTCCAACTTTGGCCTTCCATTCTTTTAAGAATTGTTGATTTTTGGTAGCGCCTAATATCGTAGTTACCGACGGAAGTCTAGAACCATTTACATCATAGGTCCGTGTTCCATGTTCCTCGTGCCGTGTACCAGTGACATAGTCATACTTACCACTCCACTTGATGGGTTTACCTATACTATGAAATTCATTTAAATCTTTATCTTCCATCATAGAAACCTATTAATACAATAATAAACTATTAACGCAGCTATCATTAGACAAACCATATTATAACCAAACATACCTAATCCAAATGCAGCACTCATTTACCCATGCTCCTTTTCCATTTATTATAACCCTTAGACCAACTTTCTCCCTTTTCTTTTAATATTCTACCATAGTTAGGCCAACCAAAATCATCGTGTGATTCGTCCTCGTACCTCCAACGTATGACACCGGTTGATGGGTTACGTTCAAATATTTTACGTCTCATAGTTTATTTTTTAACTCCTTTAAATATTCTTTATTCTCTTCTTCCTGAGATTTTTCTTTTACAAGGGAGCCCTTTTTAAAC